AATCAAGCCATCTAGTTTCATAAGTCGGTCTTTGAATAAGGTTTGAAGCTGTGAAGGTAGGAACTGTCCATGTATAGCCAGCACCAGCAGAGAGAGTAGCAGCGAAACGTCCGATGACTTCTACTTCGTCAGTTGAGGTAAAGTCAGATTGTCCAGCACAGTATTTTTCGTTTGTCGTAGTAGCTGAAAAATCAGACACTAAGTTAGCAAAAGGAATACGAGCAAAGGTAAGTCCTACCGAAGAAGAGTTGGAATCCCATACTAGATAAGCAAAGTAGTCCACCTCTTTTGTGGCGAGTTCGGCAGAGCCAGAGTTGAACCAGTTTGTGCCATCAGCGAGTACACGAGAAAGAGCAGATGTGATGGTTCGTACAGTGTCTCCAATTCGTACAAAAACAGGGTCAGTAGTAGATGGGTCTGTACCTGCAAGTGTTTTAACCGCTACTGTAATTCCGGCAGAATCAAGGACAGAAAGTTTACCATTTAGAAGGTACCCTCTAGGAGTGTTTGTAACTGCATTCCAGAGACTATCCATTTCTTCGGCTGGAATAATCATGCGGACTTCTTCGGCTGTTGTATGGTCGTAAGTAGTCGCAGTATGGTTAACGTTTGTTGCTGTCTTAGAAGTGATTTTTCGCACTTCGTAGTGTCCGTTGATATTTGTAGCGTCAAAGGCCAAGTAAAAGTCAGCCGAGATTGACGGGATAGAGTTAAGAGGACTTGTAGTTGCTCCAGCTGACGTGTTTGATGTCAGGTTTGTCGCAAAGTTGTTTTGGTGATTTATGATTGCCAAAGTATTGATGTTATATATTTACTGCCTGCTCGTAAACAGGTCTTAGCACCATTTCTTGAAAGACAGGTGCAAGTCTTTGCTCTTCTTCACGCTTTTTTGGGTGGTGATAATGGCAGAGCGATATTCCATTATTAACCTCGTAGCGTAGCTCTGGTGATTGTGACCAAGGCATAATATGATGTGCCTCTAATCTTCCGGAGCAATTTTCACTTTTTAGTTGACATACCCATAGATCGCGGTTCTTTACATTTTTCATCCAATCTTTATATCGGTAGCTAAATGCGTGTTTCCTTCCTTCTTTTAGCTTTGTTCTATCTTTTATGTACTTTTTATTTAACTCTCCCTTTCTACCTATTTTTTTTCTTATTTCATCCGTCATCTTATATGGAGCTTTACCTTTTTTTGCTTCCGATATTTTCTCTCCCCAAGTGATTTTTCTTCCTTTTTGTTTTTGTAGGTATTTCCCGTTAGATAGAGCTTCATCTACTGTAAGGTTGTACTTGTAGAGTCTCTGCCAAAGTGTCTGTCTTTTTATCCCTAATTCTTTAGCCCACTCACTTAGGGAAAGACTTTTCCCAGCATAATCAATTTTTTCGTTTCGCTTTCTGTACATACAAACGGTTTTCTATATTAGTTTCTTGTTCCGGGCTGGAACTGTTTAGAAAGTGGTTTATAGTGGACTATGAGACCGTTGAGTTCCCAAGTTTTATTTCCGTTATTGTCTTCGATTTGGACTTGTATATTTCTTCCGAGTTTGTTTATAGGGATTTTTACGAGGTCAGCTCCTCCGTTATCTGATACATCGAGCGAACCGTCTCCGACACCGAGTATTTCGACTCCAAGTGTTCCGACTCCCATTCCTGCTGATCCAGACGAGCCAATCATCACTGAAGGGTCGGTCTTCGCCAGTACCCCGTCCACATAGACCGAGTACGTCACGTCTCCTGGAGCTTTTCCAAAGTACAAAAGGACAGTCAAAAAGAATTTCATTTGAGAGATATTCTTCATTGAGAGTTTTGAGGATTCCCAGTTAGTCGGGATTGTTAATGAGTCGTCAGATTTCGCAGTCTCATCAAAGTAGTAAATAGACCCGTCAGTTGAAGACCCAAAGTAGAGTTTTGTTTCCCCGTCTGAGTTTTTGTATTCTGAGAAACAATTAGCGTTTATAAACCATTCCCACCAGCCGAGGCGTTGACGGTCATAAACCATTACAGTATCGTTTGATGTAGAACCTCCAGAGGCGTACGCGAGGTAGTAATGATTGTCAAAAAAGATTCCACAAGTAGCGTCAAGGTTTGATTTTTCAATCGTTTTTAACTTATTGTCGATTCGTAGAGAAACAATATTCGTTCGTACCTGGTCGATATTTGGCTCGTACCCAGTAGCAAAGACTCCTAATTCAGAGAACATGAAGTTATCGTTTTCTACTGCGTCAATCGTGAAATGAGAATCAGCACCACGGGCAGGGTCTACGAGTTCAATAGCAATGGTTCCAGCAGAGTCAGCGGCCATAGAGACTCTCCATAGAGACCTTTCTTTGACTGCGTAGAAGTAATCTTGGTGCTTATATCCTCCAATAAGAGCTTGTCCATCATCTTTTGATACATAAACAGAGGTAGCAAGAGGGTTTGTTGATACGTTATAAGTAAAGTCTCCGATTTTAGAATCAGACCCAGAGCGATAAAGACGAGTCAGGTTTCCAGCTCCAGTGTTTCCCCATGTCCAGAGGCATGATTTGTAGTAAATAAGGTACTTCCCAATGACTCCGTTTGTAGTATCAGAGATTGATGTCCCGTTATATTCAGAAAGAGCGTCTGTTCCGTTTTGAATGAATACTTTGCCTCCTGCTTGGCAGAAATCAGTCCTGAGTCCTGCTGTATAGGTTTTGCCTGAAATCGCCACAGCGGTACCAGATTCAACCTTGTAGAGCGTTCCATTTGCCATGACTAACAACTCACGAGTAGAGCCGTTATAGTACGTTCCAATTCCGTCAATTTTAGAAGCTCCTACCACTTCACAAAGCTTGACGATTCCTGGTCGCTTTCTGATAGAGTTCTTACCGACAGACCATACGTTATAGGCGTTGGCGGCTTCGTTCTCTTTAATCATGGTGTCTCTCGTAAAGGTGTTTATTCCCTTACCAAAGTCGTCATAGATACGTTCTTCTGCTGGCATAGTTAAGCGTTAAGTTGAAGAGAAAATTTGAGTGGTTGGTCGTTTCCTTGCTGGTCGTCAATGATTTCTCCGAGTCTTCGGTCACATTCATTGATAGATTCTTGAGCGTCTTCAAGTGGGTCAGTTTCAGCGATTCGGAGCTTAGCGTAGGCGTAACAAGAAACAGCGAGATAATCAGGGATAACACAGACATCTGAGTTAGAGTCCATGTCTTCTGGTCGGTAGATATAGAAAACGGTGTAGGTTTGATCGGCTGGAGTATGGAGAGTAAATCCATCAACCTGGTTTCCGGTAATCCAGTACACTTCAAGAGACTGCTGGACGCTTCTGTCTTGTGATACCTGAGAGACTTCGATACCAGAATCAGAAACGACAACCTTATGAACACGTTTAAAATCATCTGGAAGGGCTATTGCTCCAGATACAGTCGTTAAGCTGGTGCTTTTGACTAATCGAAGAGTCTCTGCACAATACTGAACACCCTCATTTAAGAGACGCGTCCAATAGCTAAGGGTCGTTGAATCGGTTGGTAATACCCCAGAGTCATGCTTATCAGCGAGACTTTGCTTGAGGTCGGCTAGTGTTTTTTTTGTATATGCCATAGTTTTTGTAAAAATCTTTATTGCCCCACACGCCACTCTACAAACGAGTGAGGCAGTAAAAACTTCTATTCTCCGAAGAAGGCTTTTTTAAGGTCTTCGGCTTTTTTTAGTTTCTTTTTAATTTCGATATATTGAGCAATCCTTTGGAGGCGTTTCATAATTGTTAGTTGGTCGCTTCCTATTTCCTGTTCGAGGTTTTTGAGAAAGATTTCATAGTTAGAGGTAGTGATAACCTCCCCTTCGGATTTCAAGGCTTCTTTGACAAACTTATCTATTGAGCCGATATTCATCTTGACTCTGAAGTCGGCCATGAGTTCGCTTGCGTTGAAGTAATCAGAGGCGTATTTACTCCCCTTTTCTGATTCGTACACGTCTACACGGTCTACTTCGTCAGTTGCCTTTCCTTCTGTTGGGAGAGCTTCTGCTTTATCCGGTACCGGTTCAGCTATGATTTCTTCGGTTGGCGTTTCTTGGACGGCTTGTCTGATTGTTTCCATGGCTTTGATACTTCTGGTAGGTCTTTAATGAAGGTAAACTCTCCGTCTAGTGCGAGGAGTTCCTGTATTCGGTCTCGGATAGCGTTGGTGTTATGGCCTCCAAGGTGTCCGATGTGATAGTGTTTTCGGTAGTGGCTTTCGTGTTCGAGCTTGTAAGCTGGTAGTCCCTCTGGTCTGCGAGAATCGTTGTAGTATTGGTCAGCTACCCAGTAGCCTTCTTCTTTGAGGGCTTTATACATTCCGTCAGAGATTTGCCAGCCTGGCGCTTTGAATCCTTTAGTGAGTCCAAGGCTTTTAATCTTCTTGAGGTATTCTTTTGACTCTTCGTATGTCCAGTTGAGGCACTCGTACGGATCAGGATGATACAGTCCATGAGGCACCATATCTATCCAATCCATCTTCTTGATTTTGTTGATGAACTTTTTAGAGCAACGGCCAGGGATAGTAAAGAGCGTAATCTTGAAGTTCGGGACTTGACTCTTGATAAACGTCAGGTCTTGCAATCCGTGGTTATCTTCACAAAAATCGTCAGCGTCTACGATGTATGGAGTTTTCTTCTCCAAGTGAGAAACCATAATCATTCCATGAGAGGTCGTGTAGACTTTTAGGTATCCGTAAGGCTGTAAAAGCTCCACCATGTCTTCTGGAAGGTATTCCCAAAGATGAGCTGGGTCTTGAATACATGAACCGTAAGGTACAGATATTGATATATGCCTCTTAGCAACGCGTATAAGCTCCTGTACGGCCTTTTCAGGGTGTTCTAGGTGTTCTAGGGTCTCTGCACAAAGAACTACGTCAAAAGAGTTATCTTCATACGGAAGCTCATAGATACTGCCAACTTTTCCCTCTTCGGCTCGGCCAAGTTTCAGGGCTTTGTCTATTCCGGTCTGAGAGATGTCAAAGAGTGTTCTATGGACTTTCTTATCCTTTCCGATGAACTCCAAAAGCTCTCCACTGCCACCGCCTACGTCTAGGATTTTGTCTCCGTCTTTAACAACGAAACCTAAAACGCCGAAACGCTCTAGGTCTATATCGTCTTTTGAGTCTGAATAAAATCCGTCCCAGTATTCCTCAGTGTTGATGTTTGGTTTTTCAAGCTTTGTCATAGATTGCGATTAGATGTAGTCCGTCAGGTGAGTAAGCGTTTACTTTTCCGCCAAAGATTTCTTCCATGTCTTCAAGCTCAAAGCTCCAAACGTGGTCTTCAAACCTTTTAGCCTCTTCTCCTTTAGGAAGTGAGATGATTACCCTTTTATTAGCCAGCTTTTTAAGCTTTCTTAGGACTCTGAGTGGCTCGTCTAGGTGTTCCAATACTTCGGTGCAGATAACTGTGTCGTATTTCCCTTCTGGGGTTTGTTTAGTGATGTCGCACTGAAAGCCATTGAATCCGAGTGTTTCCTTTACGAAGTCCACAGCGTCCTGTGAAATGTCACAGACAGTCACGTCCCCTTTCAGGTACTTTGTGTGATGTCCGCTTCCACATCCGATGTCGAGGATAGTTCCGATAGTTAGATCCCCGAGGTTCTTTAATTCGTGAGAATCATTGAAATAGTTTTCTTTTCTTCGGAAATCGCTTGACCAGTAGTCTTTCCAGTATTCAGGGGTGTTGATGTTTTTTTCCTTAATCCGTTCCATTTTCTTCTTTTACCTTTCGTTTAAAATAGGCTGGATATTTTTTCTTCTGTCCGTCAGTCGTGTCCATATGGTTGATAACAAGGTCTTCGATATATCCGACTTGACCACCCATAGCTTTGAACCATCCGTTCAGGTGTTCGTCTTGGCCTTTAGCCTTCGGGAGTTTTTCATCGTACTTGTACAGTCGGTAGCACTCTGCCGGTACAGGCTGGAAGATTCCACCAATAATATTCGTGATTCCAATTTGATGCCCTCCGATAGGTTGCATAGCAATTCTTGGTACCGGGTGGTTTAATCCCTCAACTTTCGGAGAGAGCATAAACTTAATGAAGAAAGGCGGTATATGCTGATAGATGTCTACAATTTCCTTTAATACGTCAGAGGAAACGATTTCACAGTCGTTATCCATCTTGATAATCAGGTCGTAATCTTTTTTGAGGATTGTTTCCAACGCCCGATTACACCCTGCTGAGATACCTTTGTTTTCCTTATTCATCGCGAGGACAATTAAGTCCTTTTGTTTTCGTAGCCATTCTTGCGTCCCGTCAGTTGACCCATTGTCAATGACATAGTGGTCATATGGATACCCTGCTTTTTCCTTGAGTGATTTAAAGGAACGCTTGGTGTATTCAAGACGGTCTCGCGTAAGAGTGAAGATTGCTATTTTCATAGGTTGTGTTTCTTTTTAAGGATTTCTAAGGCTTCTTCGTAAGTGGTCTCTTTGTTTCCAAAGGAGATGCCAGGCTTGATTGAAGTAGTAAAGGTAATAGCTCCACAGTGGACACCTTTCTTTCCGTGTTCGAGCATAGTTAGCCATGCGTCCCAGTCTTGAAGGCGTTTAATATCAGGGTCAAAGCCAGTGAAGGCTTCTCTTCTTACCAAGGCCATAGTTGATACGATGTTTCCTTTTTGCCAATCTCTTAGCCTCTCAGGAGTCCATTCTTCGGTACAGGCGAGCTTTTTCTTACCGTTTAGCTCCCAAGCATAGGCTCCATATGAATAGTCACAATCAGGGTTGTCTTCTAATGCTTTGACGAGCTTTTTAACTGCAAAAGTGTTCCATTTAAGGTCGTTGTCTGAGAAAAGGACATATTCAGAAGTTGCTTTAAGCCAGCCACGGTTTCGGAGGACGTTTGCGCCTTCGTTGAGCATATCTTTGATACGGATATACTTGAGGTTCTTGTAACTTTGCTTTTGTAGGCTGTTAAAAGACTCTTCGTCAGACTCTCCGTTGCGTCTCGTGATGATCACTGTGACTTCTGGTTCTGGTTTATTCAGGTCTTTGATGATTTCTTCGTAGAGTGGAAGTACATCTTTGACTTGATACTGCTTTAAGACATTTTCTTTGGCCTTTTTACCTACTTTTTGGCGTAATTCCTTGCTTTCTATTAGATTTGAAAGGTATTCAATCCAATCAGAGGTACTTTTAGCTAAGAATCCATCCTCTCCATGAGTAATTGACACAGAATAAGGGTGGACATCAGAGCAAACCATTGGAACTTCGCACATTGCACCTTCCATCCATTTGATATTTGACTTCCCTCTGTTAAACTCATCGTCTATAAGAGGAGCGACCATAATATCCATGCCGAGAGAGGCGATAAACTTCGGGAACTCTTCGTATCCATTCGTTCCAAAGACCATTTTTTGATTGCCTTTGACGTTATCGAATACAGGAGACTGCCAGCCTATGTGATAGAACTCAACTTGCGGGTACTTTTTAAGGATTTCTTTAAGTACAGGAAGGAGAACGGGAGCATCTTGCTCGTGAGTCGGGCCGTTTACCCAGCCAATCTTGACCTTTTTTCCGTTATTTTTCTTGATAGGCACTTCCCAGATAGCAGGGTCGATGGCGTTTGGTACAACGTAGACCTTACTATTGAAAGCACTCATGTATTCCTTTAAAGGTTCAGTTGAGCAAGTAAGAGCGTCAGCTTCGGTAAAGAGGTACTGAAAGGCTCTATATGCCTCTGAGTCAGGGCTTGTATCCTTGTAAGCATAGTTATGGGGGTGAACTTCAAAGACGTTATCGTCAATGTCCACAACAAGCTTGGCTCCGGTTACGTCCCTAGCTGCTAAAAGGTGATAAATAGCATGAAAAGAATCTATATACTTTACAAACCACACCTTTCCCATGTCTCGCATTTTCTGTGCGATTTCGACACGATCTTTTCCTCCTAAGTCATAGCGTCCGATAGTATTCACTCCTTCCATCTTGGAAAGAGGGTTGATAATTCGGTACCAGCCGATTGCTCCGTATTTACCTTCCGCACCTTTACGGTTCCAGTCGGTGTACATTCCTAAAGCTCTATTCTTCGTCATAGTTTGGATTGAATCGTTGCTTAGCTCCTTCTTCTCGAAGCTCTAAGAACCAATTAGTAAGATTAATGAGATACCAGTAATACCGAGCCTTTGCGAGTAGCTCGTGATAAGACGGGTGCATCATATTCAAACCTTGTGGTCTGTGCTTTTCGATAGGAAAGGAATACATCCGAGCAGGGATTGTGAAGAGATGAAAGCCTTTATATGAGACGCTTCTTATTTCTTCACTTCCTTTAAGCTGGATAACCTTGTACCCGAAACGCTTGATATAGTTTTCAAACCTTTCGCTTGTACTGGTCATAGCTTTATCCACACATCGTTAATGTCTACGAGGACAAACCTTTTCTTGCCGACTGTTACATCGAGAATCCCAAGGCGGTTAAAGATAACCTTGTCGCCTTTTTTCAGGTCTGGTGCGTTAGAAAGGATTACTTCTGCTTCTCCGACTACACTTGTATTAGGTTCAGCTTTTTTTCCTTTAGGTGTCTTGATTTCTTTCTCTTGTAAAAGAACGTTCGTATTGCCTACGAGTTTCATATTTTTGTAGAGTTATAGAGTTAAAGAGGATTGCTTCCTCAATTTAGGGGGATTCTTGAGGTAGTCCCCCTAAACAATCCGTTTAGACTGAGTAAGTCTTTACGTTAACTACCCAGTTATGGTTCAAGATAGTACCAGCGAAAGCAGGGATTTTCCATGCTAATGTTGAGTACATATCCAATGGGTTTGAAGTGTCGTTAGCACCAGGAGTCTTCATGTTTACTCCGGCACCAGCGCCATTCAGATCAACCATAGCTGCACAGCCTTTTCCAGCGATGAAGCTTGAGTACACGTTTGAATATGTAGCATCAACTTCTTCGTTGTTTGATTCAAAAACGATTCCGCCACCGAGACGTCCGATTTCACCCTTTTTGATGTCTTCAGGAGTCTTGTATTGGTTAGCGGTTACGAAGTTACCTTGGTTATTGTCTCCCTGGAGGTCATATACTGCACCTACATTGAGAACACCACGGTAAAATCCGTCTTCGAACTTAGGAGCTTTGTTGCGCTTCAAAGTCTTTACGGCCTTGCGGAGTTCTACAACACTCATGGTGTCAGTAGAAGCAATCGCAGAAGCGTGAGCCTTTGAGTTAGCAAGCTGAACGGTAGTGGTGTCATCGAGGATATCTCGGAGGAGAGTGTC